TGCTGGAGCCGTGAGGGGGCACAAGTCATTAACCACCCCCAATCTAACGAACTCAACGCAATGCTCTATGAATACATCCTGTATCTGCAAGGCATAGAGTTGGGGTATTGGAAGCGCGGAATACCTGCCACACTCTCACTACTGAAGGATGCTGTCAAGAAGAAAAGTACGGTGAATGTCAGCTTCTTCACTTTTGCCAAATCAGCCATTGACAATTCGGACAAGAAACAGTCCACCAAGGACAACCTGCACTCGACACTGGCGGTCCTGAATGATTTCCGTTCCGGATTGGACTTCAAGGATATTACCTATACATTCCTTCGTGATTTTGAGCAATACTTAAGAGAAAAAGGCAATGCGGTCAATACGATAGCCAAGCACATGAGACAGCTCCGTACCTTGGTCAATGAGGCAATCAACCAGGGATATATGCACGCCGACGCTTATCCGTTCAGAAAGTACAAAATCAAACAGGAGAAAGGCAGACATGAGTTTCTTACCCCGGACGAGCTGAAGAAGCTGGAAACGGTCGAGGTGGAAGAGGAATCCATGCGCCATGTGCTCGATGCCTTCCTGTTCTGCTGTTATACCGGATTGCGCTATTCTGACTTCCGCCAGCTCACACCTGAGAATTTCATTAGGATAAACGGCAAGCGGTGGCTGTACTTCAAATCCGTCAAGACAGGGGTGGAAATCCGTCTGCCGTTGCATCTGCTGTTTGAAAGCAGGGCATTGGGCATTCTTGACCGTTATCCGGATATCGGAAGTTTTGCCGCTTTGCCTTGTAACTCGGAAGTGAATAAGCAGCTTCGAAAGCTGGCCGGGTTATGTGGTATCAAAAAGCGGATAACCTACCATGTGAGCCGTCATACCTGTGCCACCCTGCTGGTTCATCAGGGGGTGGCTATTACCACTGTGCAGAAACTGCTCGGACATACTTCCGTAAAGACCACACAGATTTATTCGGAGGTACTTTCCAGCACCATTGTGCGTGACTTGAAAAATGTTCAAAGGAAAAGGAAAAAAGTAAAGATGTTTCCTGATAAAGGCTTGAGAACATCTGATTTTATAGACAACCGGTAGATTTCATGAATCCTATTTGTTTTCTATTAATATTGTGACTCTTTAAATTCTTCGGATAATCGAAATATTGCTCCTGATTATTTTTTTCAATATGGATTGAATATGGAATAGTTTTCACTATCTTTGCAGTGTAACCAGGAGCTTGATGGCAATAAATATTGTCATCAGGCTCTTTTTTTATTGTCTATCTGTCGAATAATGGAATCCCCCGTCTGGCTTCACAGTCTGACGGGGGGAGGTTAAATCCAATCAATAATAGTTTTGAAAGAATCAGGTCAACAAAGTATTGACAAAGATAGTGAAATATGAATAGTAAGCAATATGGATATGGATTTATTTTGCATATATATAAATTTTAGGCATTTTTTCAGGAAAGATAGGGACAGTTGAGAAATAAAGGAAACAGGATGAATAATTTATCATATAATAATTAAACGGTGAATGTAATGGAGATAGATATTGCAAACATTATTAGTGCTGCCGGAACATTGCTGGCAGCTTATTTCGCCTATAATCAGTATACCAAAAACAAGTTGACTGATTTAAAAGTGGAATATTTTAAAAAAGAAGAGAAAAGAAGAAGTTACCACCGCAGCGAGAACTCCGCCAAGGTGTTCGGTGAGTTGTGGCGTGTACTTTATGAAACGAAAGCAGACAGGGTATATATCGTACAACCCCATCCCTTGGGGCATATAGCTTTTCTTTCGGTGCAGTTCGAGGTAAAACGAAAAGGTATAGCTGGGATGCGTGAAAGCATTCAATCACTTCCCATGAGTGAAGTGGCCGTTTTTGCAGAAAATCTCGCAAAGAATCTTTTCATGTTCTATTCAGATATTGATAATCAGGTTAAGGATAAGGTTGCCAAATCTCTATTATCAACAAATGGATGCAACAGCGTCGCTATTAAACGGCTTAATTCATCTCAAGATTGGGTTGGAAATATATTTTGTGAGTTTACAGATGAAACGGATTTGAATGAAGATGAACTTCATAAGGTCTTGCATGAAGCAGCGGTTAACATACAATATATCCTGCCGGAATTCAAAGAAAATAAAATCGAATAATTATAATTAATGAGTAGTATGGCTGACGTAAGAAAACTTGCACCGTTTATCCTAAAGTGGGAAGGCGGTTTTATTGATGATCCTGATGACTTGGGCGGAGCTACCAATATGGGCGTGACTATCGGCACATGGAAATCGTGCGGTTATGACAAGGATGGTGACGGTGATATAGATGTGGATGATTTGCACCTACTTACCCGTGAAGATGTTGTTAATCATGTACTCAAACCTCATTATTGGAATAGATGGAAAGCTGATTTGATAAAGAATCAATCTGTGGCTAATATATTAGTTGATTGGGTCTGGGCATCCGGTGCGCACGGAATTAAGATTCCTCAACGCTTGCTTGGTGTTACGGTGGATGGCATTGTAGGTCCCAAGACCATTGCCGCAGTTAATTCCCGTAACCCGCGTGAACTGTTTGACCAGATCAAGATTGCACGGTTTGATTTTATCGAGGATATATGCCGGAAACGCCCAGCAAACAACAAGTTCAAACGGGGGTGGATGAACCGCATAAATAATATCTCTTATGTTGGCTAAGGTTATGAACTGGGTAAGCCGGCATATATTGCTGGCTCCCTTCATGTGTCTGTTCCTGCTATTCGGATCATGTGGCAGCTCGCATAAGGCTGTCAAATCCGACACGGAAGTAATCAGGAAGGACAGCACGAGTGAATCGGTCAATATCGTACATGGGTCTGCTACTTCTTTGAGCGAACTCATTACCACTAATGGCAGCTATGTAATTGATTTCCGTATCTATGATACCCGAAAACCGCCCGACAGTCTGATCGGGAAATCTCCGTTACTGGCAGATGGGCAAATAGAGGGAAATTTCAATCAGGCAAAAGACAAGAAATCGGTTATAAACGATACTATAAAACTCAATGCCGACAAGAAATGCTCTTCCGATATCCATGAGAAAGAGTACACTGAAATGATGAAGGATAAAAGAGAATCCAAACTGCTTGAACAAATAGTTCTAGCATGTGTTAGTGGGGCAGTTCTTGTTGTTATCGTACTGGCGGTGGTCAGACGACAACGTGGAAACGATTTCTTATAATAAGACTTTAAATTTATGATTAAGACTTCCCTGCTTGTGATAAGTCGGGAAGTTTTTTTATTTCCATGAACAAATAGGTTTTGCCTGTGTTTGTGTAACCGTTTTGATTGTTGTTATGCTGATAGTAAAACATTGGCGCAACAGATAAGCTTCATCATAAGACTTTAAATTTATAAATTGAATTTCCCCGGCTCGTGATGAGTCGGGGAAATTTTTTGTTATCTTTGCCGGAACTAACATTAACTTATGTATTATGGCTGAAAAAAAAGAATCTTATTCCGAAGAGGAATTGAATGAAATGATCGTATGGTTCAACAACCATGCTGATGAACTTCCCAAAGAAATGCAGATTAACAAAGCGGCTTTTACCCCGGATTTGAAACTTACTGTTGAAAGTTGTATCATGCAGGCTAAGCAATGTCTGGGTAACTATAAGATGGCCGGGGCTTTCCGGATGCTCCAACAAATCAGAGAGAACCTTGAAAAGGCGGTCCAATAAGCTGCCTTACATTTACCCTTTCATCATATCGGGGTTAAAAACATAATCAATAACCCTACTGTTAACATCATTAATTACGGAAAAATCTTTTTTTATGTATAGATCTGTCATTCTGTTCTCTTTATCTACATGATTTAGTGCTTCTCCTACTGTACCTTTGTCCACTTTTAAATCGTTTCGTGCGATGGAAGCGAAAGAATGCCGGGCTGCGTAAAATTCCAAATCTTCAATGCCAAGAACTTTCCCTATCTGTTTCAAACCTACATTTATGGCAACATTGAGTCTGCCATAAGTGGAATACTTTTTATATAACCTAAAAACTCTTTCTTCGGATACGTCCTTATACTTTTCGTATATGGGCAATATGAAGGGATGAATGTTAACGCTTATTTTTGCTTTATCAGTCCTTCTTGTTGCAGTTTTTGCCCTGTTGTATGTGATTGTAAGCGTTCCCTTGCTTTCGCTTATAGTGTCACAAAGAAACAAATCTGCCGAGTTCATACCCATCAAGCAAAAGGATAATATAAACATATCCTTTGCAAAATTAAATCTGCAATCCTTCTCCTTTTTATCTTTAGTGAGTATATATGGCAGGTTGTATATGGCTCTGATAGTATCTGCGTCCAAAGCTCTTTCGCGGGTACATATTATATTAGGTATAGAATACTTGGTAAATGGAGACCATGGTATCTTTATGTCCCCTGCTTCTTCATCATTATATTCTTTTTTAGCTTCGTTATGCAAATGCCTGATTGCTCCCATATATAAAGAGAGTGCACGTCTTTGACCGAGATGTTCTTCATACGATTTCAAGAATTTGTAATTTATCTCCTTAAAATCCAATTTCTCCCGTCCCAGGAATTTTGTTAAAGAGTTTACCATGCAGGAATACACATTGATTCCATGCTTCTCTCTGTTCTCATCTATCCATTTGCGGGCGTAGGAAATGAAGTCTATTTTTAGAGATGATTCATCAGTTTTGGTTATATGCTCCACAAGTTCTGTTATATCCATATCGTTTATGAGCAATGACAACAGGTTGCACTTGCTCCGATATATGGATATGATGTTATTTAATTCATCTAAGATGGACTGATTTTTGATTTTAAACCCCTTGGTTATATCTTCTTTCGTAACATATATGGAAGTGGGAATCCTTTTAAGCTTCCTATTGTGTGTGACTCTTATCTTAACGTTGTAAGTGCCATCTATTCTTTTCCTATCTTTAAATATTTCATATTTGAATGTTGCCATAATCGTGTATGTATGTTGAAACTATGTTGAAACAATTTCACGCAAAAGTAACTCTTTGGCGCAAAAGTGACAAATAAAAATTTTGTTTACATGAGAAAAAAACTTTCCCAAAAGCTTTGTATTATTGATTTTCTATGTATCTTTGCATCGTTATTATTTCTCGGGGTATTAGCTCATCTGGCTAGAGCGTTAGACTGGCAGTCTAAAGGTGGCGAGTTCGAGTCTCGCATGCTCCACATTACAAGCCTCTCTGTTTCAGAGGGGTTTGTGTTTTCTTAAGCTTCTCCAGCTTTCGTTTTTGGATAAAAAAAAGACAGTTTGTGCCACTTTTGGCAAAAAGAACTTGTCTAAAACGAATCCAGAACAATTATGACAACTCTTAAAGCCGCCGTTGTTCCGGCCAAGGTGCTGAAAAACGGCAAACACAGAATTCGTATCGCAATTGGTCATAAACAGGAAACAAGATACATCGTTACCCGATTTGAAATAGATAATACTGCTAATTTTAAAGGAGGGCAGGTGGTAGGTGTTCCTGATGCCGCACATGTCAATGCTAAATTACGTGGAATACTTAATTCATATCAGGATGCCTTGGATAAGATAAACACATCATCCTATACTTGTACCCAACTTGTCGAATACTTGTCCTCGGTAAAGCAGGGAGCCATCTCTTATAGTGTCGCTTCGGCTGACTATATGCAGAATTTGATTAAAGAGGGGAGAAGGACCACTGCCTCCTTATATCAAAGGGCGAGTGATTACTTCATTGAGTTTGTCAAATATGATATAATGCTTGATGGAATTACTCCCCGGACCATAAAGGACTTTGATATTTATCTAAAGAATGTCCGAAGGCTGGCTCCTGTTACTTGTGGTATGCACATGGCACATTTGAAGGCAATAATCAATCAAGCAATAAGGGATAAGAAGGTATCATATGACACGCATCCTTTTGAATATTATGAAAGACCAGCAGGAATGCCCAAAGAGCGTGATATCTCGGTAGCTGACGTAAAGAAGATAAGGGATGCGGAGATAAAAGAGAAGTCTCAGCGTGTTGCCAGGGATGTGTTCATGCTTTCGTATTATCTAGGAGGTATCAATCTGATGGACTTGATGCAATACAATTTCAAAGATGCGAAAATTATGGAATATGTACGTGAAAAATCCAAAAACACAAAGAAAGGTGATATGAAGATTAGCTTCACTATTCCTGAGGAAGCAAAACCGATTATCAAAAGATGGATGGGACGTAATGGAAAGCTTGATTTTGGTTATAAATATTCTTATCCTAATTTTCGTAACTATGTAACAAAAGAAATTATAAGGTTAGGGGAGAGGCTGGAGGTAGAATCGCATGTCGTATATTATTCAGCCCGGAAATCCTTTGTCCAACATGGTTTTGAACTGGGTATACCATTGGAAACGTTGGAGTATTGTATAGGCCAAAGCATGAAATCCAATAGACCGATCTTTAATTATGTCAGAATTATGAGAAAACATGCTGATGAAGCCATAAGAAAGATTTTAGATAATCTAAAGTGAGGATTCAAGAACTAGAGCGATTGCTTCGGCAGTCGCTTCCTCTTTTTCTTTGTCTATCTCTGAGTTTAGCCGTTCTATCAAGTCCATATTTCTTGTGACAATCGTTTTTGTGCCCTCAGAGGAAGAAATTGTAAGTTCATAGTGTCCATAGCCTATAAACTTTTTAGATAGTTGATGAGCAGTTGGGGCTAATTTTGACATATGCAATTGCGTTAGTCTGCGAAAAAAGAAAACGGTTCCGCTTTCCCGTTGCGTTACATATCTTTAATGTCGGGATACAGTGTAGCCATTAAGCATACAACACGGGGGTCGGAACCGTATATGAAGAAGCTACGGGCATGTATGTTGTCCGTAGCTTAACGGTCGGAATCTCGACACTAAACAAAATATGTAACGCAATGCAAAGATGGGTATTTTATATGACTTTACAAAAAACAAAATAGGAAAATTCAAGTAAAGCATAGGGGTGAGGATTATAAAAGGGTAGGGAAGGCAGCTTATTAGGTTGCCTTCTTTAATCTATAATACTATTTTAATAGAGATATTATCTCATTAGGAGTACAAATTATATGGTCTGCATCTGATCCTAACAATGACTCTTCATTAGCACTTCCCCATAAACAAGCAACACTTTCAATTCCTGCTTTATTTGAGGCTATTACATCACTAACCTCATCCCCAAAAGAAATAACATCTTCCGCACTTAACCCTAATCGAGTCAATGCTAAATTCATTCCTTCCGAGTTTGGCTTTTGCAATTTAACATCATGATAAGCAACAACTGTATCAAAAGGTATATTGAAGTGATTTAACACTTTCTTTACATAACCAGAAGGAGCTTTACTCACAATTCCAACTTTTAAATTATTATCTCTTATAAATTCAAATACTTTATCATAAGCTTCATATAATATAAATTTTGGAATCAGTGAATAAACTATACTCCAATTGTGGGCACTTCTATACGGCTTAGCAACATTTGAGTCTACTAAAGTTTGATCAAGATCAAAAATTATACCTTTCTTCATAAATATACATATTAGAATAATAGTTGTGATTCATAATCATGTTTATACTGGAGCTGTTTTCCTGACTGTAAGAATTCGTACAATATATTCGCTTCACGTAATTGAAGAGCTCCTTTTCTGATTAAATAACTATTTCCACAAACATTTTCCATTTCATTCACACGTTGATCTTTATAAAAGACTGCTGCTAAAATTTTATTATTATCAATGGTCGTTTGGACAGCGTGCATTGTGCCACCCTTTATCCCAGTTTGAATTACAATTGTAGCAATAGCTAACCCCGCTTGTAATCTATCTCTTTCTACGAAATTCGTTTTAAAAGCAGGAGAGTCATAAAAATACTCGGATAGTAGCACTCCCCCTTTTTCTACTATTTCTATAGCAATGTTTTTATGTACCTTTGGAGAAATAGTATGAAGACCATGGGCTAATATAGCTGTAGTTGTTCCATTTTTTACAGATAAAGCTGCTTTATGAGCAATAGTATCACATCCTAATGCTAAGCCACTAACAATATTAAATCCTTTCTCTGCAAAATATTCTCCATAATATTGCCCTGCTTCTTCACCTTCTATTGTAGGGTGTCTTGTTCCAATTATTGCAATTGATTTCTTATTATTAATACTATTAATATCACCTTTATAATTAAGTATTATTGGAGCCACATCTTTAAATCTATTATTACTATATGATTTCAGCACTTTAAGTTGTATCGGAAACAAATTATCATATTGAGAAATAATATGTACACCATTATTTAAAGATTTATCTAAAACTCTTTGAGCTTCATCAATAGCTTTCTGACAAAGTTCTAGGGTAAATTCTTTGTTTAATCTTATATAATGAGTTTTTATACATTCCCGTATATATGATGTAATGTCATTATCAGAAAACAAGTTACGTTCTATCATAGCTTTAGCTACTAACTCCACATTCTTAGGACCAAAACCTGGCAAATGTTTCAGCTTAATAATTAATTCCGTTTCTTTAGATACACTCATAACAATTATAAATTTTCGTTAGCATGTTCATCATGACTTGTTCTTGCAATACAAAATAAATAAAAAATTATTTTGGGCCACACCTTCTTTAATGTTTTTATTATTTCTGCAACAGTTGTACATATTGTTATATCATTAACTATTAAGATTTTTTTTGTTTAAGTTATAAGTACGATTATTTATTTTAATACATCATTTACTTCAGCCTATCTTTCTGCTAATGATAAGAAATGCATAGGTTTAGTTTCCCTCTTCTTATGAAGCAATTGTGGTAAATATTTTACTCCAGTTTCATCAGCAATTGCTTTGGCTAAACTTCTTATAGGCGCATTTTTTCGAGGTATAGTTTCTTCATGTCCCATCATTCTTATAACATAATCAAATTGTAATCCCTCAATATGTAAGGCCTTAACACATTCATTTATTATATCCTGACTTACTTCTTTTTTACATACAGATACCTTTTTGCTCCAATCTGTCAGGGATTGATTTCTAGGTATATAATATACAATATGATATGCATCTTTCAATCCCGCTTTTATATATTGCCAATCATCAGATAAATATTTTAATTTCATACACTACTCTCTTGTTGTTTTTGCTAAAAAAATACCTATGACACTCTTAGCGCCTGTTTCTAAAAGTTTAGCAGCCACTTGTTTAAAGGAGCCCCCAGATGTTATAACATCATCAAACAGTAATACATTTTTACCTTTATATTGTTCGGAATTCAGTATTAAATATGGTATCACATTTTTATTACTGGTACCTTTTGTTTCTTCATGCTCAATTGCAGAAAGGTAATTAAAACCGTTTTCAATATTTAAAGCTTTAGCTACTATTTTACAAAAATACTCAAAACGCTTATTTGTCTTTTCCGGTTTTGAAGCAGGTATTATCATTAAACAGGTGTTTTCAAGATTAACGCCCTCTTTTTTAATACTTTCCACTATTATGTTAGCAGCATATTCAATAATAGCTTTATGTCCATCTTTAAAATCATATATAAAATTACGAACAGTCTTTATATTAATATCTACATCATTTCCTATACCAGACAAAGGGTAATAATCATGAATTACATAGTACTTACATTCTTTAAAAGCCATGCTTCTTTCTTTTTTCATTCGAACTAAATATGAATCACGATGACGGAATTCTTTAATTTTCTTATCATATTTAAGAGTATACATAGCACTTTTTCTGTTTTAAAGGTTAATACTTTGTAAAAGTAGCAATAAATAAATTAATATTGTCATAATAATTAAATGTTAGATAACATAAAAAGTCCCGACCGCTACCAGTCAAGGCTCAAATTTATCAATGATGATTTTTATTACAAACTTGCCGCTAATGAGAAAGGTTGTGGAATTAAGGATGAAAAGCCCCGACTTTCGCAAGCCGGAGCATCTAAATTTAAAGTTTTTCTATTTGCTCCGCTTGATTATAAATACTACAACCAGCAAAACAGCTATTCCAACACACATCCAACCTATTTGTTCCGGTAATGTGGATTCCTTATTGTCTTTTATTTCTTCTGACCGGCTTTTCTCATGGTTCTGAGAAGACAACTCCTTGTCAGCATCCACTTTCATACTATCCTGTATTTCTACATTTGTTTCCTCCTTCTTCCTGAGGTCACCTTTTATCTGCCCGTCAGCAAGTAACGGACGTTTACCTGTCAGACTGTCAACCGGCTTCCGGGTATCATAAACACGGAAATCAATCACATAACTGCCTTCAGTAGCAATGAGGGTTGATAAAGAGGTATGAGAACCTTCCACCACATGAACAGATTCAGATATGCTGTCAGTACTGACAACTTTCCTTTCTTTCATTACAGCCTTATGCGAGCTGCCACAGGCAAACAGCAGGAACAGACACATAAAGGGAGCCAGCAATATATGCCGGCTTACCCAGTTCATAACCTTAGCCAACATAAGAGATATCATTTATACGGTTCATCCAGCCCCGTTTGAACTTGTTATTTGCAGGGCGCTTCCGGCATATATCCTCGATGAAATCAAACCGTGCAATCTTGATCTGATCAAACAGTTCACGTGGATTACGGGAATTGACTGCGGCAAGTGTCTTAGACCCGACAATGCCATCAGGAATCACGCCAAGCAAATCCTGCGGTATTTTGATACCGTGCACTCCGCTTGCCCAGATCCAATCGACAAGGATATCAGCTATGGATTGGGATTTAATTTCGTCAGCTTTCCACCTGTCCCAATACATGGTTTTCAAAATCTCCGTCCATTCCTCTTTCGTGATGTTTTTCAATCTTTCAACCGTAGGCTTGGGATAGCCTTTCTTTCGGCAATACGCTTCATAAGTTCCAATGGTCACACCCATATTGGTAGCCCCTCCTAAATCGTCCGGGTCATTTACAAAACCGCCTTCCCACTTCAGGATAAACGGTGCAAGTTTTTTCACATCAGCCATTTTTCTTTTCCTCCTTATCTTTAATTAATGTAGTCCTGCGTGGTGGAATACGACGACCGCATTCGCTGTCAGGCCTGTCACAACGGTTATGCTCGGCATCTTTCAATTGCAGTTCCAGCTCGTGGCACTTATGAATCCATGCCAGCTTATCAGACTGTTCATTACGAAGCTCAACGTATAACGCATCAATCTTGGCGTCACGCTGGGCGATGCGTTCTTCCAGCCAGTCAACCTGCTTACGCTCGTTCTCATCCTCCATCGAATCGGCGGACGCATCCTCTTTCCGTGCGTTAGTCTTGCGGTTCACCCAGAACGTGACACCCCAGCGGACAGCCTCCAATCCTCCGAAAGCCCCGATTATAGCCAACCAGTCGTTTAATTCCATTTCGTCTATTGTTTATCTGAATTATAAAAATACACACCTCAAAGATATCCCTATCCGTTTGCATCATCGCTGCCAAAGCCCCGAAATCCATTGCCATGATATGACAATAAAAAAAGAGCCTGCTACGGAATTTAATCCGCAACAAGCTCTTGGTCTTACACATCTGCAAAGATAAAAACTCACATTCCTGTTTCAAACTTTTTCACCTAAAAATATAGTAGAAATAGATACATGGTAGAAAGTGGGTAGAATCCTAAGAAAAATATCTTTTGTTCTACCCTATTTTTTGAACAGAACTTATCTGATTCATTTTCAATGCTGTTTCCAAGTTCCCCCGGAACTTAGGCGGATGAAAGGAGATATTATGGCAAAAATGCATAAACTGACCAAGGGTGGACAAACCATTTATCCAGCTACCATTTATGACGCAGTGGTCAACCCCAAGACACGAAAGAGTCTGACTACGGAACTGTCGGGTTTAAATAAAGGAAGTGCCATTTCAACGCAATTTGATACAGACTTTTCGAAAACCAGACTTGGGATCCCAAAAGAAAATAGAAGCACAGGAAAAATTTTAAGTTATAGGAATGGAACAACCGGAGATCTCACTGTTGAAATGTATATGGGAACATCAATGGATGATCAATATTGGAGCGACGATTTATTTTGGTGCCAGTTGTTGCCATCGACCAAATTTCCCTTCATCAACATCACGGCAATAACCGGCAATAATTACAACACGCCTGATTCTGCCAGGAATGCTCTGCCGAATACTTACAATAAAAAAATCGGATTGGTTTTCACTTATAGAGATTTGACAAACAGATATAGGGTATATCTGTACAATTCTGAAACGAGTAATTATATACCGCTTGATTCTTACATGTACGATTCTGTCGTGTATAATTCAAACAAATCTAATACGAGGTTGTCGATAAGCAGTATTAACCGGAGAAAAGGATTTATCTTATCGTATCAAAACGAAGACAGGTTTACAATTGAAATATACAATTCTGATAGTGTAGAGAATTCAAATTGGATAAATGACAAGAATTGGATCGAAGTATTAACAATTGACTCTCTTGAAGAAGTTCAAAACGACTTGATGAAAATACGACACATGTTGCAGGATGTGTCAATCAACAAGGTATATGATGAACTATTGTTTATAAACAAAACAATAGACGGTTCTGGAAATATTGTAAATGGGAATGGAGTTCTCATAGAAAAAATTGATATACCGGTAGGGAAAGAATATGTCTATACCAATGCATATTCAGTTTCTTTTTATCGAGATGATGACACGCTGCTTAGCACGATAAACATGGGTGCTCCAACAGGAAAAAATATATCAAAAAGAGAAATCCCCTCAGAAGCGTCATATTGTAGGGCGTGGAACAACAGCGCAAGAGATTTCTATTATCTATCATTTGATGAAAATTTTATTCCGCTTGAATTCGGTATAACACAGCTTCCTGAAACTTTTTTCGATAAAAACCTGATAACAAACAATAATCTTATTGATGGTTATAATAATGTAAATGGATCGTTACAGTCAAATGAAGCCTATAGTACTACACGATTGATTAGAATCGTTGACAATGTTACATCTGTATTTACCAATGCTTTTTCAGTTGCTGTGTATACAGCAGATGGCATGTGGATTGGATATAGGGGTAGTCAAGGAAGACGTTTCAGGGAGGTGATGACGGGTGAGAAAAATTGGGAATATATAATTTTTAATTTTGACAGTGCGGACTTCCCGTTTGTTTCATTGAATTATTTTCCCTGCAACCCACAAAATGTAAGAAATGTAAAGTTAGATAGGGATGAAATAATCAATATGGCATATAGAGGGAAGAAATTCTGCTCGTTTGGAGATTCTATCGTTGAGCTGATCTCGTGGCAGAAGTATGTATGGAAATACTTTCAATTCTCAACGCATTACTGTCGAGGTATCGGAGGTTCCAAGGTTACATCCATTTCTCCACAAACCAAAAAGGTGGATGAAAATGGCTACTATAATGCCGCTCATCCTGAGGAAGGAACTATCACTATACAGGATAATATGTGTGGTGACGGACGAATAAATACTATTCCGACCGATACGGATGTATTAGTTATATATGCCTCTGCTAATGATATCACGGCAAGTGCCCAAATCGGGGAACTTGACGATCAGGACGAAACTCATTTAAAATATGCCTATGGACTAATGTTGAGAAAGATTATCAAAAGATTGCCGGATGCCAAGATCTTCGCTTGCATTCCACATAATTTTTACAATTCTCATAATAATGCCGATTATCCTTATAAAAATAATATAGGATTGACGATACAAGATTACGGGAGTGTGATAAAAGAAGTATGTGCAATATATTCTGTTCCCGTTATTGATGTAAATGCATTAAGTGGAATATCGACACTTAATATCACAACGTATTTGCAGGATCAAGTTCATCCAAATTCCGCAGGAGGTATGAAGATAGCTAACGTTGTCATTGATGCTTTGATTCAATATGTTCTTATGGATCTGGCCAGTCCTTATATCGAAGATACAAAAATGTAAATTATGATGATTCGAAAGTTAATAACTAAAATAATGAACCATCTGTCCGTAGAAGTACATCCGGATGCGGAATGGTTCTAGAATGTTAAAGGGTGCACTCTTCAAGAGAGTCATCCTTTAAATAGTCGTTGTTTTTTAAAATCATTTATCGAAAAGGTTTGCATTATTTGCAAAGGATGTTTATTTTTATTTTATTTGCCATAAATATAAAATACTATGATAAACAATGAAGCTATAACTTTGAATGACACTGTAATTGAATGTATTCGTTGGTGCATATTAGTGCCTTTATTCTTTGTCGCTCTGTCTTTTGTTATGAAAATAGTTATATTTATCATAAAAGGATGTACACTAAAAGAGATTCTATATAAATATTACAAATATAGATGGAGTGTTGCTTTTGGTTCTGGAATATTGTCAATGATCATTATCTTTTGGATATTGTTTGCCTATGTTTTTAATCAAGGTGAATTATTCAGAACAAGCATGGACACCCGGATATCAACTAAAATGGAAGATTGGGGAGGTTTTGCTACTTGCGTAACTGCAATATTTGCCTTAGTGTCCGTATTTCTTGCATTTAAAGCCTTTAGTTCACAGACTTTAGCGGCAAAAAGAGCTTCATTTGATGCTACCTTTACTCAAATATTTGCTCAGCACAGCATACTTTATAAAAAAGTCCAATGCCCGTCGCTAGTACATTGTCATTTTGCAGGATTTAGAAGATATTTTCAAATCAGAATATATTATAGTGCAGGACCAGTTACAAATCAACAAATTTGGGAAGAATACAATAGACGCTTACAAATAGGATGTGGAGAAGAATGTTCCAGCAATTTTAAAAATTATTTCAAATATATATATAAAGAGGTGACTTATATAAGGAACAACCCAGGCGGGATTTTGAATGATGCAGACCAAAGACAATATGTAGGATTGATTGAAGGGCAAATGAATAATGATGAATTATTCTGTTATCTTGTAAATCAATTAGAATATTACGAGAATCATAAGGGAAATACTGAACGCCAACAAAAGCTAATCAGATATTTCAGATATCTTAAAGATAATAATTTTTTTAGAGAAATTTGTAAGGAAAGCAGTGGTTATCAACAAGATGTAATAGATACGCTTAAATTATTTCAACAGGAAATAGGCGAATCTCCCCTAGTGAATGATGTCTACGATTTATTGACACAAAGAAACTGGTTCCTTTCAAATTAAGATTGTTTGATGAATAATCCTGTGCCAAAACGGAAACTTGTCAGGGGTGGATGGACCGAATATCCGGGACCACCCTCCCTTTTCAAAGATTAACGGTTAGTACCATTCCGCATCCGGATGCATTTCTACGGACAGATGGTTCATTATTTTGGTGATTAATTCTCGTATCATAAGTATATTATTCCATAATGTCTGAAACCCCATACGGGTTATCCAATGCGGCAATCACACATTTTTGAGCGATATCAGCTCTTCTGTCAGTAACCGCTATGATTCTGTAATTCGTTTTGTCTTCCTTAGCCGTCCGGAATGTATTTCCTGAAAAGTTTAAGCGACTAAGTTTATAACCAATCATCTGCCATAAGGCTCCTCCTACAAGATATCTTCCGATCCCTTCTGTCATGTGCAGACAGTCCCTGCTCAAATCTGTACCATAATGCCAGTTCATAAAATTATTATCCTTACCGGCCATAAATGGAAAATCTACCGCAGCCTGATTCAAGTCAGTCATTGATTCAGCCTCTTCTATGGTTGGGACCACGGTTGTTACAGGAGTGCCCGTTTCCGGATTGGATTGAGACACAACTCCCTGTATGGTCGTGTCGGTCCTTAAAGACGTGCCTCTGGCATTTTGTACGGCTGTTCCGGAAGGGATGACGAATTTTACTTCCGGGCAATGTTGCAATACCTTTTGAGCCAAGCGACACAATTCCGTATACATACCCAGCTGCCTCTGTTTTTGATTAATGCCGAAACTCAGCCACTTGTCCTTCGAACCTTGCGATGATGAAAGCGTATGATATACGCTGTACGCCCATGTCATGTTGAAACAGATTACAGGATGCGAGAACAGGCAACATCTATCAATGATGTCAGCAAACAGATTCACATAGTTCTTGGTAATATTCCCTTTCTCGTCCTGATCCCAATAGGTTGACTCATCTGCGGATTGATATGCTCCGTTCTGGATTACCACAAAATCCCACGCTTCATCGGACAAGGCTTCTTTTACCGTACTGGTGCTATTCTCCCAGGCAATGGCATTCAAATTCCACTTATAGTAGGATATTTTGCGGTCGGATTCGTAAAATGTTATATAATCCTTAATTCCAGAAGCGCCAACATAAAGGTTGCCGATAACAATATTAAAATTATAACTATGCGCTATATCTCCAACGTAATTAATCGTGTCAACCCCAAAGGAAGAACCAATGAAAAGTATCTTAAGAGAATGATAAAAATCAGTGATTTTTACATCATTAATATGCTTATGGATAGACTCATTGACATCACTGATTTTTTCGTCAAATCCTTTAATCCGAAATCCCTTGAAATAGTAACCGGTAATCTTCTCAACTGCCTCCGAAGTGCCAAAAAATGCCATTTGCATCGCATCCTCAGTGAGTTTGTAATAAGTACCGCTGTCCTGATAGGAGATGATGGATGATGTATTAGTTGAGTTTTTGAACTTCATATTCAGTCCGAGACTGTTGGCTTTTACTTGTTTTCCAGCCTTGTCATATACAGAAATCAAGTCACCGGCTTTCAAAGTTATGTCATACAAATTTTTAGTGCGCAAATATCCTTCCATTGAATCTGCTTTCAGATTCTTACCCTCACCTGTCCAGCGTCCGGTAACCAGATCATCCTCATTAATATATATGCGTCCAACATTACCACCGTTAACCGATTCGTCAATATTAAAAATGTGTTCTATATTGTCGGTTGTTGACTGTTCCAAAGACTCCACACTTTCTGTCAGTTCACTGATTTTATCCTCGGCTCCTTTCACGTAAGCCCCCTTAATCACAAACCCGTTCAAAAACTCCACATTGGATGTTTCAACTGTCATATAAATCTCAACGGCATCAGTATTTCCAATCAGAATACCATTACCGGAATCATACCAGCTCCATTCCGCCTTGTTTTTTGCGGAACCCCTGAATTTGAATGTTATGCCATAATCATTCATTTTCACTTGTTTTCCGGAAGCTTCATACATTGTTAAAATAGCACCACTTTTAATCAAAGTACTCACCTCGGTATTACGTTTATAAGAAGAGTTATCATTATGAGTCAATGATGATCCTTCTCCCGTCCACTGGCCTGTTACCCATGAATGGATATTGAGATTGATATATCCGGTATCGCCGCCGTTTAAGGAACTTTCTAATTCGGAAATTTCCGTAGTCAGACTTTTTTGTGTATTGGGGTTGACCACAGCGTCATAGATGGTAGCCGGGAATATGGTTTGTCCACCCTTGGTCAGTTTATGCATTTTTGCCATAATATCTCCTTTCATCCGCCTAAGTTCCGGGGGAACTTAAGCTATCATTATTTTATGTAACTATTTATTTAACTATTAAATCATTATTTCTCTTCCGGTGGCAGAGGAGGTACAAAATCACTCAGCACATCATCATACTCCCTCTCTGACAGAGGGACGCTCTGCACCGCATTGTATGCGGCATAATCCGGATAGGACATGATCTCTGCCGTGCTCTCATCCGTCTTTCCGGCAACGAGGATAACACCTGTATTCTCCACCGATACAAGATTGCAGATGCCATCGGCAAAATCAGCATCGGAAAGATAGTATTCGCGTTTGACCGACAGAGTGCCGGGACGGAGTCCATGCCTGTCAAAAATGACCAGCAGACTACCATCATCAAGCCTATGGCAGTTCTTGTACCCGTGCCCGTCAAACTCCGCAACAACACATCCCGACAGAACTGTACGGTAAGTGAACCGGAAGGGAGTATTCACATCCCCATTCAAGTTTTTCTCTATGATCTTAAAATCGGACTGATAATTAATTCTCATAATACACTATAATATTGATGTTACATCATCTATCTCCTCGGCTGTCAAGATGCCGGAAAGGTCAACACTTCCACCGCCTCCGGTTGTTCCTGTTTCGCTCCATACGCCTCTCTTCGTACATTGATATATAGGACCCGGTATGGTATCTCCCACGACAGCCCAATCACCCACAACAGGAGATGGAACAGCCGCTTTCAGCGAATCAAGAGTAGAGAACAACCCCTTGTTGCGGATGCCGTTCTGCTTGACCTTCTCCACTTCGGCGGACGTCTTGCTAAAGTTGTTGTTAAGACGGTCTGCCGCCTCACTCCAAGTTCCCGTTTTGTTAATAGTATTCAGTTCCATATCACTTCTTTACTTTTAAAGTCCCGTTTGTCACGACTCCTTCTACTGTCTCATATTCCACATATACCTGCCCGGAACTGACGTTATCTTTAGACGGCCAATTACTGCATTCAATATTGGCCACATACTTAGACACACTCCCCCCGTCATATACCGGTTTCATCCCAACCAACAGAGTTTCGCCTTTAGAACCATAGAAGGATACGTTATTGGGATTAAGAATGATATCCGTATTTTCCACATGATTCTGTATTCTGATACGTTCCGGATATACAGTCGTTTCTTGTATCAATTGGTCCCCTACATATTTCCGTAGAATCAAATCACCATACTCCCATCCGTCTGATGATGTGTCGAACCTTAATATCAAGGTGGCATGTCCTTCAGTCGTGTACATTTCAAGAGTATTTTTATCCGGATCAATGACAATGCGTTTCCCGTCAACAGATGTTTCTACTTTTCCGCGGAAAAATCCGCCCAAGGCTTCAACCACACCGCGGAACTTACCACCCAAGGCATAAATATAGCCACGAAGGAACGTATCGCCACCATGAGTGGCAACGAAGTTCGCCATGTTCGCCCATTCCGCATCTGTGGGCTGGTAATCAGGATCATTACGGAACCTCATTACAGTCAGAATCGCCTGTTCAAGTTTTCCTCCTGCCCAAAATGCCACATCATCATCGTCATTGTATATGCCGCTCACTCCGGCTGTGACCTTTTGCATCTTACCATCCTTGTAGTTGCCCAGTTGGATCATATTGGCAAGGATCAAACCGCCAAGGATATCCACAGATCCATCCTTAATCGCGCTGGCGATATAATTGATTGACTGAAAACCGGCTGTTGCCTTGTCGTTATCCAAAATGGACAGTTTCCAGTCTGTGGCAATGGTCCCTCTTTCTAGCTGAAGATCACAAACGGTTGCGGTACCGCTAAGCATGAAAATACCTGTACCGTTAAATGCGAACTTGAAAGTGTATCTTTGATAATCGGACGCAAGAGGCTGAGTTGTGCTGAAATCACCACACGAAACAGCCACAGACGTACCTTTAGCCTTAAAGGATATAACATAATTTTCATTTTTAATCAAGGATACGGACTGGGACAAACTACCGATTGCAGCAGAGTACCCGGAGCCGGCAGCACTGTCCGCGGATACGGTAGCCACACCCGTCCAATACTTTAATTGCTTGCTGAAAAGTTCGGTGTCCGCCAACAATTGAGTATCAGAGGACAATATTTCACTTTCATAATCTCCAGTAAACCCGGAGTTACGCAACAGATTGACACTTCCGACAGCCGCATTGTCTATCGCATCCTGAGCCTTTTGGGCCAGATCGGCAGCCGCCTGTATCTCATCCGGCAAGCCTTCCATATTCTTCCACCCGGTAGATCCCTGCTCGATATGAAACATACCCTTGATATCCACACCGCCTTTCTGGCTATATCGAATATAGGTACTCTTATCCTTAGCGCCTATATAAGCGTCACCATACACATTGATATAGGCGTGTCCGGTAGACTTGTCGAAGCCCAGCCCGATAACTTCTTTACCCGCCAAAGAAAATGTATTGATACCTTGATAAAAAGTGATAGAAGGCGAAGTTTCGTTTACTGATGATAAGATTATAGCTGCCTGACGGGTGATATCCGTCAAGTGCCCAAGCCCGATGATATCATCACCGGCAGCCGGGACATCACTGTCCTTGTCGGCATTGGTTTTGCTCAAATCAATATAGTCAGATCCTACACCTGTCACCTCACGCCAATAGTAGCGGTTGGATACATTGTGAGATGTACCTTCTTTAATGTTAAATTCTTGGGCTAATGCTAATGTACCGACTGTAAATTCGTTATGGACTGTCACTCCATCAACTTCCGACAAAAAGAAACAACGGTAGCTCTCATCAAGTTCCTCCACCCTGACACACTTCATACCGGCCGGAGATATGATCTGTTCACCACCTACATGCGTCTTCTTCTTTACTTCAAGCTCGTCAAAGACAGCCTTAATCTTCACATACAAGCGGTCAACAACGGCTTGTGTCGTACCATCTTCCAATACAGTCCAACCACTACCGTTTTTACCAATCAAAAGACCTTTCAAAAACGTGATCAGCTCATTGGCAGTGTCTTCTTTATCTTTGCGTAAAAAGTATTTGGTGAGCTTTTCTATATCAGAATTATCCATGTTTTCTAGAATCCCGATAAATATGCGCCCAATTCTTTCAGCTGTATTCTCTCCTTCTGTAGATGCATTTCTTACTTGAAGAGCCAGTTTCTTTAATATGTCAACAGAATCGCTCATTCTCCTATTACACGAAAAACAGTTCTATTAGATTTTAATTTCCCTTCACCGTTATAAAGTGGCATACCGCATTCTTTTAGGTAAAGCACGCATTCTTTCAGGTAGCGGTCAGCTATACTACATGCATCGCTATACACCATCATCTTTTCCTTGAATACTGTATGACTGCTATATTCACCTTCCTTGTTCACGAAGCCGAAACGGGATACATTTCCATCTCCATTTTTGACAATACAGGCATAGGTATAATAAGCCAAAGCTACGCGAAGTCCAGTGATGATTATCTTCTTTTTACATTTAGTTTCATAAGTACCTCCGTCAAGCAGTAGCTGGTATTTTTCAGGATTTTTTTTCACGTCAAGGAACAGTTCGTCTCCCAACGCTGATTTGATGTAGATATTCTCTGACTCACGGATGTAGGTTTCTATCTTGTCAGGATCGAGATGTACAGACATTCCGCGAGACAAAGCCGATACTTCATCTGTTGTTATTAGATACTGCTGCATTTCGTACATACTTTAATGGTTCAACACTATAATCATTAGAGGGGTTGACTACCTCATACCAATAGCTGAATATACGGCTAAAGGTACGCTCTATTAAGCGCTGTTGCTTGCTGACGATAGAATTGTAATACTCGAAAGCATCTTCCAAAATATCGCCTGAGAATCCGACTTTACCAATACGGATGCAATACCATGGCTCTTGGCCATAAGCTGAATAAATACGTTCAACCACACTTGCGTCAGTAACGGTAAATTCTTTGTCGTAATTTTGTGAGTTCATATTTACTATTTCAGGCTTTTCCTCATCGTTTTCTAAAGTAACTTCCATAATCTTTGCTGCATTCGTATCACCTTGCAATTGGATGAGTGTGTTTGAGAAACTGTCGTCATCGTCCGTATCTTTCACTTCGTTGCCTTCTTCGTCAAAGGTTATGTTCGATCCCTTTTTGGTGAATATCATAGCGCCAGGGAAGAAATTATTTCGTACATTTCTGTACTTGACATTGGACAGACCTTCATCGGTACTCATCTCTGTAGCTACCCGGTCACCTTTTCCGACTGGATAAGTATTTTTCCCGGCCATTGATACCCATAGGATTTGACCTTTGTAGTATTCAATGCCTCCGGCAGCTTCTATTTGAGCCTGTATCACATCTTTTTTGGGGTTAAAAACGTCTATGTAGTCGATGTTTTCTTTCTTGACCTGCAGAGCTTTCCCTTTACGTGTCTTCTTTCCGCTCCAGTCTGGATGTACTGCTATTTTTGCCACATAACCGTTTTCATCTTCTTCCGTCAGACGGCAATTTTCAAACGGTACGTGCTGCATCTCCACTATCTCACAGAAAACATTGTAGTTAACATGGATTGCTATTCCATTGAGTTCGGACATGTCTTTACATAGTAACATGTGTACATCATCCAATGTGTCACCTTTTCGATTGACCACATATTTGGAAAACGCAACCTCACGGAATCCGTTTCCTTCGATAAAGTCAGCGAAACGGTCTGAGCATTCAGATGCAGTAGAGCTTGCAGCAATGATATTCTTTAATGTCTGTGGATATAGGTTGTCCTGTCCGTAGGCTTGAATTCCTAGATTTTGTAAATAGCTGGTATCAATGCGGTTACTGCTTTTCTTTTTTAGATCTCTTACTCTCATGTTCGTGAGGTTTACGTCCGTCCTTTATATCTTTTAGTCAACTTTACCTTCGCCTTTTCCATTCATTGCGTTCATAATCTCAATGGCCTTGCTTAGATGCAGATTCAGAGCTTTTTTACTGATCTTCTTGCCATTGATTTGGAAATCTTTCAACGTGTCAGCCACGGATTCTTCAGAAACTCCGTCTTGCAATGATTCTACCATTGAATCAAGCAGGTTTTGATTGTATCCACATTTGTTAACACGTTCTTTCCAGTCCGTAGGTACATGGGCGAAATAAATTTCACCTTTCGGATTTTTGGCAAGGTACTTTTCAGCAACTTCATCAGTGAGGTTGTCATTAGTGTACATTTTATTGCTTCCGAACTCCGGTTGAAGCAGGACACCATTTTTTAATCTATAATTACATTTTTCTTTCATACGGTTATTCTTTTTGATGTAAACAGTCATTTCGATTACAGCATCGCGATAGCAGTCGTTACATGATGTCTTGGTGAATTCTTTTCCTAACACTTCCTTGTACAATCTTTCTATCTCCGATTTATCAGAAGAGGAGTAGGAGGGAAGACCTCCTAGCTCCTTTAATTTATCAACCACTTCTTCTAACTCCATAATCATTCAGTTGATTTTGTCAGTGTTTCAACAAGCGTTTTTGTCGCATCGTAAGATGTTTTGTACAAGAATAATGCTGATTTGGGAACCTTGGTTTCTTGCAAAGAGATATTCCATCCCCCTTCCGTTTCTTCGGAATACTTGTCATTGCCGATCTCTGCGGCTTTCAAACCTTGGTAGTAACCGTAAACCTGAAAAGCTGAATCTCCCGGATTCTCGCTTTTATTTAACCCTTTAGCTTTATTCTCCAATACAACGACAAAATCACCGTTAGCAAGCCCATCAATAATGTCATTGCATACATCGGGGTCATTTGCTAATACAACCATGTTCACTGTGTTAGTGAACGTGTTACGATAGGTTCCTGTTGCCAAGGCTGTATTGGTACCTGTAAAAGGGGTTGCACCGAATACCTGTACCTTGTAACCTTTTTTACCTGTTTTCAGTGCAAGAGTTTCGATCACATTCTTACGGGTTGCGTTGAATGTAACCGCACCGAAATCCACGTCTGCGCGATTCATTATCACACCTTCCTGTTCCAATCCGGGAACGATAGGATCATCGCATGATGGTGCGATGTCCTTCTTGATTGTTATATCACATATTGCCATATTTGCTCTTTTTCGTTAGTATGCTACCTGTACCAACTCATCTTCGCCAATCATGGAACCTAATTTTCCTGTTGAATAAATGTAGTTCTTGCGGGCTTTCTTATCAAACCAGATATCCAAGTCCGACATCGGTTCGGTGCCCTCACATCCATACATCAAGTTCTCAGGAGAACATAAAACAGCACGATGCGGTAAGTTAAGTTTGGTTTTGTTGTTCTGATAGGCTTGAATAAATCTATCCCAAATGGAACATTTAACGATGGTTGTTCCATCGTATTTGCTGACCTCTACACCGTCAAATACAACTTCCCAGGGCATGATTACCTTGTACTTTTCTTTCATATCGTGAGTTAGAGCATCGCACATTGACTTGGTGGCGAAAATTGCGCATCCGTCTTTTTGGAAAATCCGGCTGTCGGCATCTTGCAACATCGCATCGAATATTGATGTGGCAATGCCTGTTTCTTTCATCTTTGATTTTTGTAATGCATATGATTCTTCTGCGTTGGCTGCAATTTCAGTGTGCTGTCCGGTATTGTTGGTACAGATGGCAAACAGACGTTTGAAAAAACCGTCACATGTTTTAAATAGTTCGATGTTTACTCCGTCAGTGATTTGACCACCTCCAGTGACAGACGCTGCTGATTTATCTCCAAACCATGTAAAACGCCACATCATTTTCATCATAGCTTCAGACAGCTTCGGCAGTACAATACCGTCCATATATTCGGTCGATGTCAGGTCTCCTATATTTGTTCCCGTTTTAAGGCAGTACTTGGCAATGGTGTTTTCCAAGTCTGTATAGCACATTTCCAAAGGAATTTGCCAATCCCCGATTTCCCATTCCTTTTGGGCGGCAGCGATAGCCACTTTTTTATATTCAGGGTCGCATCCGGAGCCGGCTACTCCGATATCTTCCATTTCACCGATAAAACCTGCTTTTTTACCGTTAGTCACATTGGGCATAAACGTCATAAAACGCTCCATGTCCTCGTTTTGAAAGACTGTTAACTGAATAAGGTCTTTCAAGTCTTTTACAGCCTGATTATCAGGTGTAAGTTTGTCAAAATCTAAAATAGGCATTTCCCCTCCTTTTATTACTTGTTGTTTCTTTTTTCTCTTTCTTCACGAAGTTTTCTCTGAATAGGCGTTTCATTTTCTTCTACTCCTTTTATACCCTTGTTGAACGTTTGGGTACGAGCTGACACTTTATAAGTACTACAATGTTTTGCCAGCCAGTTTTCGCCCCCGGCCATACGGACTGCGTTCAGAATCTTGTTGTCCTCAATGGTACGGGCATTCGTCTTTAGAGAAGCATTCTCAGTTTCCAACTCTTCTATACGGGCTTTTAAAGCTTTCACTTCATCCTCTTCCAATTCATCAGGATCTTTAATTTCTGTAATAACGCCATCTGTCACAATGATAGTCTTTCCGTCAGGCATGACATGTTCGCCATCGGGACTTGCTGTATCTCCTACTTGGGGTTCACCTTCATCTCTTTCCACGGTAAGCGTGTTACCTTCGGCATTTGTCAATTCCATAGATACGACCTGTACGTCTTCAATTTTTTGATAGCCGCATTTGGCCAGCAGCCTGTCTATGATAGTCTGCTTCACTGTTACTTCTTTTTCTTTGTTCATTTTTTTGTTATTAAATGTGTAAGTTCTCCCTTTGGCAGTTGTAGGCATAAGAACGGTCGTGATAAAACCTAATTGTTTGGCTGTTTCACCACCAAACCAACCGGCTTTATTCATTTGGGCTTCGATAACTGAGGCTTCCGATCCTGTGCGTTCTACATACAAAGCTAGCATCTTGTTTTTTTCACTCTCCAAGTTTGATTTTATTGATTCTAGGGTTTCAAGATCAAGGTCTCCATCGTATGAAGCCATATAAGGCTTGTGAATAAGAAACTTTGCATGTGGATAAGCAAAACGTCTTTCTTTTGCAGCGGCCAATAATATCACGGTTGCCATGGATGCACATCGTCCTACTGCAGTACAGCTGATTTGCTTTCCTGAAGCACGTAAGGCGTCATAAATGGCATACCCTTCAACGGCATCACCACCGCATGAATGTATCTCAATATCAATAACGTGGTCATTCGGATCTATCCAAGATAGGAAATTTTGAATATCGGGAAAAGACAATCCCTCTTCACCAGTTAGATACCAATTTTCCATTTTGTCTTTATCCGCAACAATATCTTTGTTGATGTATAATTTCGCCATATATAATCTATTTTGAAGCAAAGGTAAAAAACGGTATATGGCTATAAGAATTTCAGAACACAATAGCACTGACACGCTTTGTCAGTAAAAAAATAAGGGGAAGAATAATCTTCCCCCTTATTGAATTGAAACGTCAACGGACAACCTGTCAATGACTCTATAGATGGTCCTTTCTGAAATGCTGTATTCATCTGCCAGGTACTGCATGATATATGCCTTTTTATGACCTTCAGCCGTAAGACGGGTGTAGTCTTTATACATTTCTAGGTATTTAATATCTGATGCATCTAATGACATTTCAGACATTATCCTAAGAGTGTTCCTGTTTATATATAATAGTTCGTATGCTTTCATAAACTACCGCTTTCTTCTATGTATTTAATTCTATTCGCAACTGAAGTAAACTCTTCTACAGAAACGACAGGGGCAGGAGCCATCATCATTCCTTTGGCGACTGCTCTGGCCAGCATATCTTCGCCTAAAGTTTGATTATTCGTTGCTGTTACATTAATAGGTACACCTCCACCCATCATATTGAAGGATGATAGGATAGGGGCGAACATGGACGTAGCTTTGGCAGTTATAACGGATTCTCCATTCGACAATTGTGCCGGAATACTGTCGCTCGTTCCTGTCCCCGGTCCTGTAACCAAACCACCTTCTGCAAATTTAGCACTTTTTACTATCTTAACAGCATTTGCAATGTTAGAAAGGATTGTTGCAATACCTGATGCCATTGTAGCTATACCAAGAATACCTTTCCCTGATTCAGCGGATACCATTTTTGCGATCGCCTTACCTGAATTGATGGCGATCTCTGCCAAAGCCAACATTTTGCTTGCCATAGCAAATCCTCTGTCAGACTCCCCAATTTGTTCTGTGAGAGCTACAAGGCCATTTGTCACCTGTTCCATTGCTTCATATTTAGTTTGTTCTATTTCAATCTCCTTATCGCTCAGTTCTTTTTTGGATTCCAGATAAGCATTCTGTGCTTCCAGCTTGCGAAGATTGAATGCTTCTATACTTTCACCTTCCATTTGCTGCAGGCTATCGAGCTCGGCTTTCTTTTGTTCCATCCTTATACGAAGAATTTCCTCTTCGTTATCATATGCTTGTGCGATTTCCGTTTCAAAGCGTATGCGCATGGCTTCCTGTTGCTTGTTGATAATATCCTGCTCATGAACTGTTGCCAGTTCGTCTATCTTGGTATTGTACTTTGCTTTAATGGCCAGTTTCATTTCTTCGGTTTGTTCTGTGCTGGTAAGTTCCGCCTCTTGTTGTGCTTGTAATTGTTGTATCTTTAACTGATACTCCTGCTCGCTGCCTTCCTTGACCGATTCCAATTGCAGGGATATCATTTTTAAACGGTTCTCCAGTTCTTTTTTCAGCTCCTCATCGGACAACTTGCTAAGCTCCATAGATTTTTGTTGTTCCAAAGCCTTTATTTTGGCGTTGATGGCTTCACGAGCCTTAGCGGTAAGGTTCTCTTCTTGCTTTAAACTGATTTGCAAATCCTCAATCTGCCGGGAATAGTTCAATTCAATCTCTTTCCGTGCTTGTTCTCTCTTGTCTTTCACTAAGGCAAGCATAGCATCTTCTGCTGCCCTTACTGCTTCCAGTTCTGTTTGCTTTGCTTCCTTTGCTTTGTCTGCACCTTCCTGGCGGATAGAGTTTAGGGTATTTTGCTGCTCTGTCTGACGGGTGTAACTGCTTTCTTCCAATTCACTTAATCTGTTTACTTCTTCGCTTAATTTCCTAAGGTCATCAATAGTGCTTTCCGATATACCGATTTTTCCAATAGCTTCATCTGCTGTAATTGCTCCTTTTTGCATGTCCTCAATGGTCTTAAGGGCTTCCTTTGTTACTTTAGTATATCCGAGCATATTGGCAATTCTTGCTTTCGCTAAGTCTGTTTGGATTTTTAAGTCCTCTTTTTCCATTGCTGCAGCTTTTTCCGCAGCTTTGATACGTTCCTGTGTGGACAGGGTCTGGTCATCTGCAGCTTTTTTCAGCTTCTCAATTTCAGCTCGGTTAGCGGCACGTGACATGGACAGCATGACTTCCCTCTTGTCTATCTCATTCAAGACTTCTGCCAGCTTCCACGCCTGTTTGGTTTCATTGACTATTTCATCACCGATACCAGCGAATATGGATTTGGCATCATTCCCCGCCTGTTTGAAGTTCCCGGTAAACAGATTCACTAAAGCACTTCCCAACTTGCCTGCCCGGTCTATTAAGACATTTACAGTGGCACCAAGAGCACCCATTATCTTATTGGCTGCTTCCACGCCCTTCTGTGTTTTGGTGAACCATGATACCAAAGATCCTAAAGCTACAATTAATACTCCAATACCAGTTCCAAGTAGAGCAACTTTCAACAGTTTCAAAACTTTAATCCAGCCGGTTGTGGTGGTCGAAACAGTAAGCATTTCTGTTTTTACTCCAGACAAATAATTTCTTACTCCACCCAAGGAGGTCACCATTACATTTATCTGCTGCACGAACGGGATATTGGCATTGGCGGCTTCCATTATAGCTTCCTTGTAATTGCCAACATTTCGGTAATACCGCTGTGTCTCTTCTTCAGCGCCCTTTAGAGCATCAGTAACCTCATTAATTCTGTTTTTTATGTTCATGCCTGTATCCGCATTTCGTTCCGCTTCGGATAAAGCATCGTATTCAGCCGTTAGGTTTGACAGTTTGGCACGGAGAGAAACAAGGCTGTTTTCTTGTGCCTTCTCCTGCTTGAGCTGATTTTGCATTGTTTTCGTTATAACACGTATCGAATCATTACAGTCGTTGATATAGGCTTTAGATGCCGCCATTTCTTCATTGTACTGCTGCCTTTTTATGTCTCCAGCCTTTAACTGTTCCTTCAGTTTCGCCTCTGCTTCTTTGGCTTTGTCGATTTTTGTCTGATACTCGGCTATAGCTTTGATAGCCTCATTATAATTCACTTTGATATCAAGTATCTTTTCTACTTTGTCTGCCATAATTTTAGATGTCTAATTGTAATAATTCAACATTTGCTATTCCTGTATTTTCTGCTGTAACGGATAGAATTGCATAATATTTCCCATATTGGGCCAGATATGCTGGAGTGGTCATATCTAAGTCTCTCAAGTCTTTTTCTGTTATTTCTATTTTTTCTTTAATGATTTTGGGGGTATACACTGCATTTTGAAAGCTTGTGTAGAATCTTTTTATGATATCTGTGAACGACAATTGTGTGAAGGTTCCATTTGATAGACCTCCATTGTTTTCCTCGAGAAGTATTCTTGGTTGAACTTTTTGCAGTTCAGCCTTTCCCTCTCCGTCATATTTGTACAATCGTATGAATGCTGTAATTCCTCTCATGTCGCATCCTGCAAATTTCAACTCTGCCATTTCTCTAGACTTCTCTAATGAGCTGATCAAGCAAGTAATTTCTCCACTGTAGTTGCCTTTTACCGTATCATCGTCTTTGTATTTAAGTATATTTCTTTGTGCAAAGCCATCGATAGTGAATTTCATTTCTTTAGGCTTGTTGGCCATATACGATGCTATTACCCGTCTAGTCCAATTGTACGCTTGTTCTTTTTTCTTTATGATATCATCGACAGACATAAATCTTATAATGTTCGTGCCTTCAATAGGATATGCAAATACGCCTAGCATGGTAGATATTGCTTTAATAAAATCAAGCTGTGTCATATCTGGCAAATTTGGTATAATGGGGTAATGACCATTCCCGTTAAGAATACTTTCGTCTGGTTGCTTGGGCGATACAAGGCTGTTTTCCATTCTTAGATTTATGATTCCATCTACACCGTTTGATACGTCTGCAATAAATCCGATATTTGTGAATCCAAACCGGATATCTGTACCTTTGTTTACTGAGTCAGACTCTACACCTTCGAACTCAAACGTAATATTGTAAGAGTTTCCTCCATTGCTTATTATATCCGTATATCCTATGTTGAATATTTCATTGTTCTCTCCGTTCTCAATATAATAAGCTATCATGGCTGCATTGCTGGGATAGAAAGAAGTTAAAGTATGTATTGATACTTTGCCTGAAGCATTGAGCTTTATGGAGTTTCCTTTTGTCTTTATTCCACTAATGAATGTGCCTTCGCTTAGCGAGCTTTTATTTACCGTTCCATAATATGATGAATATTCTTTATTTTCGAAGTAAAGTTCAATAGGCCCGGTTCCTTGGTTAAGGTAATATTTTGCATTCAACCACAGTTCATTCTTTTGAGAGAATTCCAACCCGTCATTTCTTGTCAGCAATGGGATAAACAGCTTGTTCAAGACTGCTTGCTGTTCACTTGGAAAAATGAATATCACATCATTATCAAGTGATATATGTTCTAAAATCCATGTTGCTTTAACTGCCGGATGATAGGGTAAGTCTTTATCGGCTGAACGTATATTGTAATTTACTTTTGGGAAAAAGAAATCTCCATGACTATCATATTGGCTTACGTTCTTTCCGCTATTCCATTCGATGTAATAATCAGGAAATGGATCATTCCCTTGGCTTTCATAATGCCAACGTTCTTTTAAATCTTGCAGTTTTTTTTCTTCATTGGCAATACTTGAAAATTGTGTTGCGTTTCCCCATATTAATGCGGTTTCAAACACATCAGACGTGCCTATCAAGTATATTTTTGCCCCTTTGATAATTTCTACTCCGTTTCTTATGTATCTAGCGTCAAGGTAAAATGAAGCAACGGAATATTGGCAGGATGGCAGGTCTGCGTGAAGAAATGCAGACTGATTCCTCACTGTGTTTGGAAGTTTAATAGTGTAGCTTGTGTTACTTACAATTTTGCCTATATCGGTGAATATATTATTCTTGTATTTTAATGTGATATTGGTGCTGTCGTCCATATCTACTAATTTGTTGTTGGCACCGACATATAATAATTCATTTCTCATAAGCTCTGCACGTTAGTTTCAGGTAATATAATGTTCGCTTCAAAGTCTTGCAGTGATACCCGCTGTTTGACGAAATTTCCCACAGACACATTTACGGCCATCCATCTGGCGTTACCGTTATCATCATAGCCCATGAACATATCAACAACAGGAGATGTGGCCATTTGGTAAAGGAAGTCATAAGTTATGCTGTCTATTAATGGAGCGCATACGAGAAGTGTCGTTTCTTCCATTTTCCTTTGCTTTCGTCCGCTACCTCCATGGTATCCGTTCTTGTAACTGTAATCCTGCATATTGTTTCTGATGAACTCTCCGTCATTGGATACCTGCGAAGTCTCGTCTCCTTGCATGAATAGCCAGTAACACCACATTCCATGGCGGTTGATCCATCTCAAGTATATTCCACAGTCTGAATTGTCAACCTTACAAGTGATCTTTGTGGCCATATTGAGCAGCCCTCGGAAGGTGAAATCAAAGGTGTGGTCAAAAACAGATGCTGCCGTATTACTTCCAGGTAGATAAAATTCCACCCTGTCTGAAGCATCTATTCCAGCAAGAATGATATTCCATGCATTTTGTCCTGATAATGCGATAGGGGAGCTTTCGGAACCATCTATAGTTACTTTTACATTCCCTGATGTTGCAGAGTATAAGCCTACAGAGAATGGGTAGTTTTTGAACCATGTCAGCACTCGGCTTCCATTATACTGCTCTCCAACCTTACTGGCTCCCCACAATATGAATACGTTGAACTGGAAGCTGTTTTCAAGTGTTCCTGATTCGTTATACATATCAAGCTCTATGCTAAACAGACGTCCTAACTTACTATCTTCGGCGTGAGTTGACTTGTAATCGACTTCTCTGTATTCGTCAAAATAGCTCTGCGTATAGAATGATAGGTCAAAGAAGCAGGAACCACCGAACGTCGCTCTGTTCTCTCTGTCTGATGTGGCTGTGGTGGTGTCCGTTACCGTTGCAGTAACAGATTGATAGTTTCCGCCAAGGATATTTATTATCACAGGATTAAAGCAGAATCCTATTTGGTCAGGATATTCAATTGTTGTATTATCTATCGTATGTGTTCTCATTGTCGAAATTCAGATTTATATGTTCAACTTCTGTTTCATATATAGCCGATACCCTGCTGGCTATATTGTCCACGGTATTTTCTAGATCACGGGAATAGATTTCCTCATGTTTTCTGTTTCGGTATAGTTCCGTTCCTTCCTTGGCTATCTTTCTAGCGACAAGGTAGGCGAAGGAATCGGGCTTCTTTACTTGTATACCCTTATCTTCCACCCATTGGCGGATAATCTTGTAAAATCCTTTCGGAACTTTCCCTGGCCCACGTCCGGTTTCTAGTACCGCGAATGCCTGCCTGCCCCACAAAACGCCTCCGTCCTCCGACATTTCTACTTTCAGACTGCCCTTTGTCCTTCCACTGGCTACTTGTCCGGCTGCTTCATGGTTGGCTATAATTCGCTTGCGTAACGCTTCCAGCTCTTCACCTATTATCCTTAGGGTTCCGGCTTTAGTTTCTGCTGCCATATACAATCTCTTTCACGCTCTTGTTGCAAATAACAGTACCCATTATCTCTTCTAACTTAAGTTGGATAACTATTCCGGTTACATTAACATCCAGCTTGTCATAGAAAACAGAATAAGGGATATCTCCTGATATTTCTTTGAACATCCCACTCCTGTTCAATAGCAATATGAATTCTTTGGCTTTATTCTTGCATCCTTCTATCACTGCATCATTTTCTGTGCCATCAAAATCGAACTTGGTTTTATCCATGAATGCCATCATACAGTTAGGGCAGTCTCTTAACTGCTGTCTGCCTAGATTAAAAGTTCCGCTTACAGGAAGGAGATTAAGCACTGCCGGCAATTTAATCTTGTCCAGTCTTATATTGGCTGTTTGCCAGTTGTCAAAAAGGTAACTTACACCCTCCATAGAGTCTACTATCTTTTTAATTTTTTGCTCTACCGTCATTTCTTCTTACTTAATATGTTTCTTAATCTACGTTCGAATCTTACTCTTTTGGCGTCCATGTCAAGACATTTATATACTCTGACCCATGGCACGCTGTCTACTTCTGCATGATCAGTGATACCCATGCGCTGTGCATAGTAATCAATCATGCCGAAAGGTCCAAAATTTAGCAATTCGGATCCTGCTTGCTTCTCTTCGGGTGTGGGTGGTACATTCGTCGACGCGAATAGTTTATTTATTCGTTCAACTTCTTTGGCCACCCATTGTACGAATCCCAGTACATCGGTAGCTGGAAGTTGGGATATATAACGTTTACTCAGCCCCATCAGTACAGTACAGGGAACGAACAAGATATCGTGTTCTGTTTCGATGGATTGCAGTTGCATCAGTTCTCCCATATTTATGTCGTTTAGGGTATCTGGTGTCTTATACTGCCCTAGTTGATAAGGTTTTTTCAGTTCATCCAACTTGGTTCTAATGACCTCGGGTTCGGTGGCAATGCTGCTTATTGTCAAAAATTCTTTTACTGTCATATCTTTCCTATTTTTGCTTTTGGTCGTTTTGGTGTTGGTTTGATGCGGAATATCATTGCCATTATCAGCATATCAAGGTAATCTGTGGAATGACCTAATATTTCTTTCATTTTTTCTTTGCTGATTATTCCTTTCTTCCGTGTGTCTGCATCAATATGTGCTTGTTTGAGAACTGACAATTCTTCAATGATCCGTTCCCGCTGTGCTTCCGTGCATACGATACGAAGCAATCGATTGTTAATCATCTCAGCCAGTTTGAAGGCACACTCTGATTTCAAATTGTCAAATTCAGGATTAATAGGTCGTGCTCCTCCATGAAACTCCTTGATACCGTTCAGATAGCTTTCAAGATAGTTCCCCAATCCGTCAGAGTCCGCAATCATCTTACTACGAGGAATTGAGCATTCTATCATCATCCGCTTCAGGTCTGTTTCAATGGATTTTCCAGTACTGTATTCCTGATCCAGTTTGATAAAACACACATTCCCTTTCCAATGACCGGCGATAAATCTGTCTCGTCCCTTCATTGCAAGGTCTGCAGAACCGGTAGATTCACCTGCAGGAGCAATGAACTCATTCGTGAACAAGTCACAGATAGCGTCGTAGTTACACAGGGCAGTCGGGTCATTATCATACTCCCAATTGCCGAAATATAGGCGTTCCTTTGTTACCCGGTCTTTTGTGTTTCGAAGACTTTCGATGTAGTCTTCTGTTGCCCAAGGATTATCCTGCACCAAAGCTTGGATAAATGCATAAGGAGCTTGTAATTTGTCTTCTTTCCAGGGCTTGTAGAATTCACGGTATAGCCAGTTTTTCTTCGGGTTACAGGTGATAAGTATCTTTCCGGGTACATGGTATACATCGTTCATGTGGCGGCCGATACGGGTTTTCAAGACTTCGAAGGCAAGGTAGTGCACTTCACCAGCTTCCTCTATCCATCCTCCTGTATATTCCTTAGACCCCAATCGTTCATACATCGGATCTTTCACCGGATAATACGTCAAGTCAATATAAACGATTTCACTTCCGTTGTCGAAGGCTATCCCTTCATTTGTTGTCTTGTATGCCGTGAAGCTGTGAGAAGATGCTACCTTATTGAAGGTCACGGTAACGGACTCACGGCTATCCTTCAAATTATTTCGGCCAACAAACCAGCGAGTACCGGGAAGATAGTAGGCACATTGCATCAGCCATTCACAGCCTAGCCATGATTTACCACCACCTCCGGCACCACCATACAATAAAAATTTCGTTTTGCTGTCACGAAGAAAATTGTATGCCAATCGCTGTTTTAAGTTAACCTTTTGCTCCATATCACTTCAATTTGTCAGCTTCGGGAGTATAGGGAAGAAAGTCAAATCCGTTGAAGGGTTTGCCTTGTGTTGTATGATCCACTTCCTGTTTGTCGGACAACCCTAGCTTTCGGGCTATAATGTTTGCATTGAAAGCGCCAACACAGGCTCCTTCAAATTGTTGAGTCTCGATGGTTTCTTCCACCCGCGCGATGACGTGCAAAAAATCTTCATCATTTTTTTTCATGCATTCACTTCTGAAGCTACTCCACCAACGTGATGAAGTACCTAGATAGATACATAATCCGGTGAGAGAGTAGGGGCGCTGTGTAGGTGAAACTTCTTGTTGTGTTTGCTGTTCATTAACAGTTTCTGTTCTTTTACCTTTTTTGCGTCTAACAGGCATGGTACGTTGTATAGCCTTTCTTGTTGTCCATGGGTTTTCATCACACCATTGGAAATATTCGCACGCCGCCTCCCATAACGCTTCAGGCGTGGCGAAGAGTTTATCCCTGCCATGCTTGCTGCGTAACATCCAAAACTGATTTCCTTTAGGTGCTGCCATTGTTTATAGTGTTTTAAAGATTGGTATAATTTCTTTGTCCAGATCCCATTTGCGATTATTGGGAAGAGGAAGTGTGAATTCATATTGCAACGCTTTCAGATAATCATTCTTACTTGCGCTCCTTCCGTTGGTTGATGCTACTTGAAATGACGAACCTCTTAACTCTTTTTCTGGGCTTATCTTCATTCCTTTATCGAATATGTTAAAATCCTTTCCGATGTAAGCTGTGTTTAATCTGATGATGTCAGCTGTGGAATGATAATGCTGGAAGTACCATTCACCAAAACGGAAGTTGGCTGTGAAGTTCTTTGCGTCAAGAAATACGGCTTTAGAACGATGGTCGTGTGTTTCCTTGCGTTCAGATGATTTCTGGGCGAACAGCAGCGGAATGCCAGACCAGAATATCATTCCTCCGGGCTTGCATAATGCTGATAACGAAAGTAAGACATTCTTTTCATCCTCTTCTGAGTTCACAGAGTTCAACACGCTATCGCACACAACCACATCGTACAGCCCGTAGTCCGACAAGGTCTTGCATATGGAAGCACAGTCTTGCCTGATTTCCTTTTCATCAATGATGTCCGCTCCATCTTTGCGGTGGAAGAATTCAATGGCGTCAATGAGATAGCCTTTTTTCTTCAGTATGGTTGCGTAATCCTTTTGTCCGGCACCGAAATCGAGTATGCGCATATCCTTGGTGATGTATGGTATAACCTGCGTTTCATACAACGTTGAATGGCTACGCTTGCTTGGAACCCCGTTCTTTTGCCGTAGCCGTGCCCTTTGGGCAAAAGACTGTATATAGGTCTTTCGTTCCAGATGGGAATACTCGAACACTCCATATTCCTTAGAGAAGTATTTGAGCGCGATTTCTTCTTTCCCTTCTGGAAGGACATATACAAGTAGGTCCATACCTAATAGTTTTACCGTTTTGGCATATACTGTTGAGATGATCACTTTCCCGGTATGGTCACATACGGCATTTGCAAACTGGCCGTAACGGAGAATCATTTTCGTAAGGTCAACAACACGTGAGTTGTTTCCTCCTTTGGAAAGAATGGAGATATCTTTGTTGGATACAGTATAAAATCCTTCTGTTCCTTTAGGAAGACTTACATTGATTTCTGGTTGGATTTCCGACAACTCACATTCCGCATAGTTGTGAAGTTGGTTGAACCTTACTTCATCGGTGGAGTTTACACCGTCAAGAATAAAGGCTGGAACATGGGTATACCCAAGCAGCTTCATTGTCTTTGTACGTTGGTGTCCTGCCATGATACGTTTATCCGATTGACGTATGATGATCGGTTTGATAATGCCTAATTCCTTGATGGATTTTTTTAAATCTTCTTGTGCTTCATTAGTGAGCAGGCGTGGGTTATATTCTGCCGGGTTCAATATTGATATGTCTATGTATTCCATCATAAGCTAAGTAGATTATTAACAAAACCAACCATTACACCGTTCTCATCCAAATATTCAGAAGCCCGTGCTTTCAGTGCTTCCAGTTCGCTTTCACTGACTGGAATCTTATACCCCTCAAATACTAAATATTTGATATGAGCTCCGGCTTCATAGTTTGCGTTCTTGAGTACATTATGACTGTCTTCTATATCTTCTGAAAAATCTGTCGGATCAGGAAAGCTGATGCCTTCCATACCCCAATTAAGCAACTCGTTACAATCCCAGTCAAACAACTTGGTTATGTCCCATTGTCCGTTGTTAACGTTATCACGTATGATTAGCTCACGTTCCCTTTCCTCGGTCAGGTTGGGAATAAGAACGGTCGGTACTTGTTGCATACCTAGCGATATACAGGCATCATACCTTTGGTTTCCGGCTATAATGATCAATTCGCCAGTACGGTCTGACAGGATGATCGGTCGGGCTTCGAAATAATCCGGATTGTTTCGGATTGACTCTTTAAGTTTGTCTAGCTGTTCATCCGAAATAGTTCTTGGATTGTTTTCCAGTTTCTTCAGTTCCTCTAGTTTTCTGTAAATAATTTCCATAATTACTTTTTTTGCGTTACAGAAACGAAGGTACTTAATAAGGGAGCTAAGGGGAAAAATGAGGAAAACAAAGTACTGACACGGCTTGTCAATACTTTGTTATGTGTGTTATAATTCCTTTGTTGATATCAATGCCGAATTGCTGGTAAGATAAAGAATTACAGGAAAGTATTTCACTGGTAACCTGTAAAGTCTTGCATTCTTCTTTGATGAACGTTAATATGAAAAGTGGGAAAGATAGATAATGCTTTTTGCAGAGGTAGTGTAAAATAAACTGTGTCACGCATTATTTATCTCTAGAAAACTCATCGGTCGGGGAACGGCCCGCGCCAAG